CCGACACCATAAGCAAATATACTTAATTTCATTCACTTACGGATCCACCTACTCCCATCTAAGAATCTTTATCCTCACCGCCCCACGGTTATAAGCCGCAGAAATGGTTAAATCTAATACGAAAGCGAGTCGACCTGGAATTCGTCCGGAGGCAAGCTAAACTTACCGTTTGTCCGTTTCGTTCGAAGGGACTCTCTCTTTCGCCTAGATCTCCCACCGGGGGGTTCACTGTTAGGCAAAATTAGATGGTTTCGCAAACTGTCAAATATTTTTTTTTTTTTTCCGCAATGCGTCCCGGAAAAGAGAGACTCCGAATCGTTCCGTACTAACTCGCCCGAGGAGGCAGCCGAGTCACCGGACTAATAATGTGTACCTATCTCGTTAGGCTACCATTGCCTCTGAAATCTACAATCGGGAGACATCAGTTCACCAATTAAGGAGACCGACAAGTCTACTCATAAGAATTACCCCGAACCCGCTTACAGCGCGCTTCAATAAGATGTTGTTCCAACTTCAGGATCAGCACTACGTTACCCCTCTCAGTTGGCATCCCATCCACGCGGCCCCTTCTCAGGTGCCCTGTATGACGATATAACCTAGATATTTATAGTTTGGGTTATATCGGGCAAGTAAGTCGTTTAATTCGGTACCTTGACCAGCTCGAGAACTTAAGAGCCGCCATCCGGTGGACATCACCTAGTATAGGAGTTGGGTATTCGGCCCTTTACAGACCTCCCCAAATTAAGCAAACTCTAAGTTACATTCTTAATACACTCCCTCACACCTAAGCTTCCCACCTCAACATCCCGATGCAATCATAACGCACCCTCCGAGACACATACACATTAAAACTATGAAGGGGTCATAGGAACCCTGAACCGACGCCGACACTCTTTAGGATACCGGAATAAATCCCGGCTTTTCGTCCAAAAATTTTTTTTTTTTTTTAGACTACTCAGATTCGCCCCGAAGGACTCGCTCTCCAACCGAGGAGGCTTCCCAATCTGCTGCCCGTCGATACAGAATCACTACCCTTCCGAACTTCAGCTGTTGCGCCACACATCCCGACCTCCGGCTCAAGGACAAATAAATGCCTCTTTGCTCTACTGAGGGGATATACGTTATCTTCTCCTAGATGCAGCCCTTATAAACTAACAGAGGCTAATCTTATATCGCAATATAAGAAAAAATCACTCCGCTTCGCTTCCGCCCCACTTCCATCGGTACGCATTGACCAACAGTTGTGAAACGTCATGGCTTTCTTCTGCACCATTAGAGTCGAACGCGACTTGATCACCAAGACGGAAAGCACACAAAGTTCCTCTCTGTACGCTAACACGTTCTGGATCAACAGCCAAATCGAGCGCTTCAATTCCAGAAAAATCGACACTTTTCTCAAGAGCGTTCCTGAGAATATTTTTCCGAACTAAAATACGCTCCCTTCGTTCCGTGGAATCGTTAGCAGATAGAGCATCCTCGTCTATCTGTTCACAAATTCGTGCATGATCTTTTCTTAGCATCGTTTCAGAGATATATCTATCCCCCTCCGATACCAAGTGACCCACAGTCCAAGAAAACCCAACTCGATCAGAGTTTTTAACGGTCACGAACCTTCCAAGTTCGCTCTCCCGAGGAAAATCTTGTAGGACCTTTACGTAAGGATCGTCATACATCACACGGGACTCAAAATTCGACACATATCGGAAATCTCGTTCCTTCGAGTTACCTATCTTTAAATCAGTTGACCAATGCCAGTCAATGAACAATTCTATCTGTTCACGGCGACCAGCCTCATCGAGTTGATGCTCAACTGTTTTAAACTTGTAGTCAGGAGATATTTCAAAATTGTTAAGCTTTGGAACCAATGGGACAGCCGAATCCTTTCGGTTGTACCACTCTAATTCCTTCCCCAAGAGTTTTAAGGCTCTCAGTTCGCTTGACAAGATCTTCATCCCAAGACCTTCAGGGAATTGACGGCAGAGAGACACCCTTCCTCTTCTAAACACCTTACGATGGCGTCTATAAAAAGTTTGGATTGCCCCCCATCTAAACTGGCCGACCACAGGGCGGACGAAAGAATTAAAATTCTTACCGACCTCTCCTCCCCGACACAATTTTAGTAACCCGAAACGAACAACCGGAAGACTAAGAATACGACTCCTAGACCCCGGAGAAAACCAAAAATACGTCGAATTTAAACTGAAGAAGTTTCGATGTACGAAAGTCTTTCCTGGTGAAAGTTCCAGTCCCAGCTCACCCACCCCGGTCATCCACCGTTGACAAACGGTCTTGGTCCTGCAATGGAAGACAATATCGTCTCCATTTATCCTCACAAGGTCATCACTAACCTCTTCACGTGAGACGAACCAACGGAATGCACAGTAATTCTGCAGGCAAAGGAGCGGAAAACTCAAGAGCGAACCCATGAGTTGACCCCTTTTGTGATCCCACATATTACCCTGGCTATCGAG